ACAGTCGAGGCATTCTGGGACATGACACTCAGGGAGAACCTACTCCTGATTGACGGTTTCCTGTTCCGACAACAGTTGTCCACCGAACAACGGGTGTCGTCTGCCTGGTTGATGGCAAACTGGTCCAGGGCAAAGAGAATGCCATCCCTGAAAAGTATTCTGTCCAAGATCAAGAAAACGAAACCACGGACCAAGACCGAGATCGAGAAAGCCAAAGACGATTTCGATGAGATGGTCACGGACATGACGCAAGATCTGAAGATCAAAGCACAGGAGACAGATGGCTGACTTTGGAAATATCGGTGAGGCTTTTGTCAATGTTCGTGCCAATTTTGGGACGTTTCAAAATGACCTTGGCAAGGCACAGAAAAACCTCGGTCGGTCACTCCAGACCATCGGTGGTGGGTTCACAGATGTCGGATCGAAACTGACACTCGGACTGACTCTGCCCATCCTTGCAGCAGCAGGGGCAGCAGTAAAATTTGGATCGGATTTCGAGAGTGGGTTTGCCGGTGTCAGAAAAACGGTCGATGCGACTGCCAAGGAATTCCTGGTCCTCGAAAAAGGGTTTAAGCAACTGGCAGTGTCCACGGGGACCTCCGTCGTTGAGATCCTGTCTGTCGGTGAGGCAGCAGGACAACTGGGCATCGAGACAAAGAACATCCTCGGTTTCACCGAGACGATGGTCCAACTCGGACTCACCACCAACCTTTCCTCCCAAGAGGCAGCAACGGCACTTGCCCGACTTGCCAACATCACCCAACTCCCCCAAGACCAATTTGATCGACTCGGATCAACCATCGTCCAACTCGGCAACAACCTTGCCACCACAGAGGCAGAGATCGTCCAGTTCGGTCTGAGGATCGCCGGTACAGGTAAACAGGTCGGACTTTCAGAGGCAGACATCCTGGCATTCGGTGCAGCACTGTCGTCCGTTGGTGTGAATGCAGCAGCAGGGGGAACCGCCATCTCCACGGCATTCCGAAAGATCGCCATTGCAGTCGAGGAGAATGGTGAAACTCTCCAACGGTTTGCCGACATTGCAGGGACAACGGCAGAGGAGTTTGCCCAGAAGTTCGGAGTTGACGCTGCCGGTGCCACTGTTGATTTCATCGAGGGTCTTGGGAACCTCGGAGACGAATCCGAGGGTGTGTTCAAGGTCTTGGAGGACCTGGGACTCCAGGAGAAACGTCTCAGTGATGCCCTGTTGAGATCAGCCGGTGCAGGGGACACCCTCCGAGTGGACAACTGTTGTCGGAACAGGAAACCGTCAATCAGGAGTAGGTTCTCCCTGAGTGTCATGTCCCAGAATGCCTCGACTGTGATGCCGGTCCTGGTGGACCATGCCATCAATTTTTCGAGGTATTCCGAGAACTCTTTGATTTTTTCCGACGGGTTCCGGTCTTTTTTTTTCCATCACCCGAACCGTCCTCAAGGGTCAAACCCATTGCAGTTGGAAAGTATGCAGTGAAACAATCTGCCAATGGTGTCTGGACCCCAGGAATCCCACCACAATCGGTGAGGACTCGATCCACGTCATCCAGTGTGATCGGGTCAAGTTGGGTTTTGAATTTTCTCCGAAAGCCTTCAAGTCCTGCAAACATGAGAGACATGATCTCTGTCAGACCGATGGTCTTTGTCAACTCTCGTGTTCTCCGATCCCGATCTTTCTTTGACTTCAAGAGATGGATCTCTGATGCCTTTTCGACCTGGGTGAACAGTTGGGTGATTTTCACACCACACTCCTGTTCCATTGCCATGATCCCCTGGTGGGTGATCAGGATCGGATAGTTCTTGGTTTTCCCCTTGAGAACGAATTCAGGTGTGGTCATTCAGCCTCCTATGGGCTGACGATCCCCCAAGATCCAGAGAGTCTGAAACTCAGAGAAACAAGACCGGCATCCTGATCAGGGAATGACTCCGATCTCGTCTCAACGAATGCTGTCACCTGTTCGATGTCGCCCCCTTGAAACCTCCGACGGATTGAGATCTCAGTCCCATTCCTTGAGGCATCGCGCAGGGCCAGATATCCCGCATCACCGTTAATGAAAAGCATGTCCAATGTCACGTTCTGGGTGAGTCGTCCGACCAGGACCTCCTCAATCCGTCCCGTGTCTTTGGAACTGATGTCGATGATGTTGTTGGACTCATCAAACGTGACATCACGTTGACCGGCAGCAACTACAAAATTGGGTGTCGAGGCACCAACGTCCACAATGATGAGAACGTCTGCCCCATTGATTCCAGGCATGGTTTGCCCTCCTGCAAGTGTTGAAATATATGAGTTTATGGAACGAGAAAATTGAGGATGGACGTGTCCACCCTATTCGTCCCTGGAATGAAAAGACCCCCCACCTTGGAACCTGTGAGAGTCACCACGATGGGAGGTCAACATGATCAGACAGGCCCACTCACACTGGATCGACCAGGGTGGTTCCTGCACTGACCAATCTCAAGATTGCTGATATACGAACTCGACCGTGACGATCCTGGCAGTGATGTCGTCACCCGACATCCCCACTCGTGGACCCGATGCCACGGTCCTCATGTTTCCGATTCCGATGGTCATGACGACCCGATGAAAAATCAACTGGACCCTGTTGGCAATCTGTGCCACCAGGTCCTCATCTCCCTTGTCGTCATCCACGATCCAGATGTCCCTGACCACACTCCTCCCCCTCAAGTCCTTGGACTCGAACGGGGTGTTGGTGATGTCGGCATACGACCAGATATAGGGTCGTTTTGCATCCGGTGGAACCTCTTTCATCGTGAAGATTGCCGGTTCCCCATCGAACGTGGACAGGAGACTCACCAGGAGTGTGTCTGCATCCATCACGTCAAAGATTGCCTGGGTTGTTTCGTCCATCACGGATCTCTTGCAACTCCGACCCCGATTGCCCTGTTGTTCTCAGACATCACTGGTCGGAAATAGGGTCGAGGACCCTGGTTGATGTTTCTCCCTGCCCTGTCCACACCGACGAACCCGAACTCCAACCTCAAGGCATAGACCTGGTTGGTGAACACAGTCAATGTGATCCCCGTCAATCGTCTCCTGACGACGAACTTGAAACTCCCCTGGAGTCCACCAGACATTCCCTTTCTCCGGTGGGGTGATTCCCCAACTCTGGATGCCGGTGGAAACGGAACCCCGACTCGTCTCTGGAGTTGTTGGACCAGGAATGCGCCGACGGTTCCAAGGTTGAACTCAACTCGTTTCTTCACCTTGTCGGTGAATGCCCTCTTGTTGATTCTCAATTCCAGTCGGTCTGCCATTTCTCGTCCTCAGTTGATCTGGATTTCCTCTGCCAGGACCTTGTGGTAAATCGGAATGGATGGAGTGATCTCTGGAATCCTCACCACGAATTTCCGGTTGTCAAACAGGAGTTCGTCCCCGACCCTGACAACCGTGTCCTTGGGAAAGAGGATTGCATGGGTGACCCTTGCCTGTTCCTGTCCCACCATCACCAGATCCTTGCTCCTCACCGGCCACACACGACCCTGGACGACTCCCTGTGATGTCTGGGTCTTGGTGAACCCTCCTCGTCCAGTCTTGACCCGTGTGGACCTCGTGATGTCGATCCTGTGGACCAACAGATGTCCGATATTTCTTGGCATGATTCACCTCGGCCAATTCTCACTGTCGATCTGCCCATGTGTCATCAACTGGAACACCCTCCGGTCTGTGTTGAACGGTGAACAACATCCTGCCCCGAATGCAGGACTGAGTTCGGCACCAGGCTTTCCCAAAATCTCGTGATAGATCCCACAGGAAAACTTGCCGATCTCCTCTCCCTCCAGGTGAACACACTGGTGTTTCTCCTCGTCCCACTTGCCGAATGGACAGGGTGCCTGTTTGCAACAGTACCCTGACCGGACACACCCTCCACCGATCTGTCCGAACTCAGGCATCGATCCCCCACTTTTCTTTCATCCACGGTGACTGGATTCTCACCTCTTGTGAGTTTGGTCTTGGCTTTCCATGAAAGCAAACCACATGGGCATCCCCAGGCAATGCCCTGGAACAGTGGACCTTGTAACTGACGACATGACCTGGGAATTCATCCTGCCAGAACCTCACCCAACTTGGGGGAATCAACATCTGGATGAACTCCTGGTCACTCCTGAACTGCCTCATGAACTTGTCAGGATCGGCAGCAAACGTGTCATATATTTGGGACATCTGACCGGCAGTCCACCCCATCATCCCGGTTCCGAAATGGGTGGTCGGACGGTAGAAGTCACGGAGGAGGATCAGGTCACAATCGATGGCACCGAACAGGTGGGTGATGTCTCGGCAGACCACCGTGTCCAAGTCGATGTAAAGGATCGATCTGCCCTCCTCGAACACACCTGGTTTGAACAGTTCGATCTTGGACCACCAACCAGGCCACCCGTGTTCGAGTGGAATCGTTTTGATGAATGGACCCGACATCTCGATGTCGGTCAAACAGATGAACTGATGGAACCCAGGAATGTGGGTGAAACATGCCCTCTCCAGATGAGACACCCAGGACCGGTCAAAGTCCCCACCGGACTTGCAGACACACACCACGGTGATCATGACCACCACATCAGGTCAGAATATCCCAACTCCTCAAGGAACGGTCTGAGGATGTCCTCCATGTCGCATAGGTACTCGAATGCCCCTTGGTGGAGGTTTTCTCTGATGTATCCAACGTCACGGTCCTGATAGGCTTCTTTGAGTATGTAGTGACCACCATCGTTGTTGTGGATCAGGTTTGCTGCACAATCAATGGATGGGTCCACCCCTTCCAACCCAAGATCTCTGGAGGTGATCAGGAGGGTCCTGACAGTTGCCAGTTTATCCTCACCCATCAGATCCCACGGGATGAACTTGATGTGTGCAAAATTCCTCAGAGTCATCCTGGCTGTCTCTGCCAAGGCAACCCAGGTGTCCAAATGGGACAGAGGCGCGAAACCCTCCTCGGCTGTCCGACCGGCTTTCTCTGCCCTCATCTCGTAACTGATCAGTGCTGCCAGTGGATCACGGATCGGGATCACGGTCGGAGTCACCGAGGCAATCAAGACCTGGGTCCTATCGATCCTCTCCGCTTTCTCAGCATCGAGTCTCATGTGTTCGTGGTAAACCATCGAGGGATGAAACTCCTCGATCAACTCACCACTCTCCATCGGATGGACGGGATAGACCCCACTGGATCGAAAGGGTTCACTCGGTTCCAAAATGTCAAAAATATGTTCGGTTGTCAGGAATCCTTTGACGTTCTGGTGATTCAGAATCCATGCCAGGGTTGACCATGTTCCGGTGTGGTGTTGTGTCAGACAATAGATCATGACCACCACACCAGGTCTGAATATCCCAACCTTTCCAGAAAGGGACGAAGTAGCTCCTCTCGATCCACCAGACATTGGAACCCGTCAACCTGTTGACTCAAGGATTCTCGATCTCCGTCCTGGTATGCCTTTTTGAGAGGATAGTCACCCATCGAGTTGTTGATGATGGCACCCAAGTATTGACCCTCGGTGATCCCAAGTGCCAGGGCAATCCGACACAGTTCGTCAGGGTCCCCGTTGATGAGATCCCAACAGATGAACTCGACGTTTTCTCTGAGGATGTCGAACACCTTTGCCATCATGACCCATCGGTCGATGACGTGTTCCATTGGGAGGAACCCCTCTGTCCCCTCTCTGCCCTGCAACGATGCCCTATTCTGGTAACTGATCAACGACGACAACGGGTCCCGGATCGGGATCACCGTCGGGTTCGTCATTGCCATGACCAACTGAGTCCGACACATCTGATCGTCCGACCAGTGGTCCGGTCGAACGTGTTCGTGATACACCATCGACTGGTGAAATTTCTGATGGTAGGACCCCGACTCCTGCAACTGATCGATGGTCGGTTTCCCTGCCAGGACATCAACGACATCCGTGGATAGCATCAACCCTTTCACCTGGTCGTGACGTGCCAACCATGCAATCGTCGTCCAGGTTCCGGTGTGCAACTGAGACAGGCAAAAGATCACAATCGATCAACCCACTCGTGGATCGGTTTGGTCCAACTCTGCCCTGTCTCCATTTGGTGATACCACTCACCCCTGGACTCAGGGGGACACGAGAAGTCCCAGAACTTTCGGTCGAAATACTGGTTCCAAAAGAGGAACGTCTTGACCCTCAGAACGGTTGCCATGATCGTGTTCCCGGCAGGGAATCCAATCACCCCACAGGACCCACGGATCAGTCCAAACATCTCGTCAATGGTCGTCTCACCACAGAGATCCACCCCACCACATCCTGCTGCCAACATCGATGGGAGTTTGTCCACGTCCCACTTGGCACCCATGAACACGACCTCGAATCCCCGTTCCTTGAGGACCTTGAGGATGCTCACAATCTCAACGGGTTTCGTCTGTGCCAACCATCGAGAATACATCCCGTGTTCCACGAAATATGCCACCACATATTTCCCGAACCGTTCCTTGAAATCTCTCTCGGCTTTCTTCTCCTGGGTGGACACGAACATCTTGGGGAACCACTCGGACCCCCAGGATTCCTCCACCTTGTCGAGGTCGGCACCGAACCTCATCACCCCGTTGAATGCCAGGAAATAATCACACCCCTCCACATTGCTGAACAGATACCGACCGTTCCTCATGTATGCCTCTTGGAACGTTGCAGAGGTGGTCCGGTGGTTGACGTATCCCTTGGCAGATCCCCACGGGATTTTCTGAATCCAGGGGAGGGATCGTTGACGGTCGTCTGGATCTGAGACGAACAGATTGACCGATGTCTCCCCCAACTCCCTCATCAATCCAGGGAGTTTGACGATGGACCAGTAGGAGTCCCCGATCCCTGGTGGGAGGAGGACACTCTTTCGGATCTCAGGAAACTTGTTGCAGTAGAACGTGAACTTGGACTCGACCGGTTGTGCAAAGTACCGGACGACGAATCCACAGTCTCTCAACAACTGGATGACCTGATTCTTGGTCAGCATCCAGAGGTGTTCCGTGTGTTTCCAGTGATGGTCAAACTGGAAATCTGGAAAGTCCAACATGAACCGTCCAGATGGTTTCAGCATCCGTCGGATCTCGGCCAGGAACCGACGTGGATCTGGACTGTGTTCCAGGACATCATGACAGGTGATCGTGTCATAGAAATCCGTTGGAAAGTTCAGGTCCTCCAGGTTCCCCTGGTGGGTCCATTCACCGTCTGGATCTTGCGCCGGTCGAGAGATGTCTTGACCCTCTGCATCGAGTCCCGATCCACGACAGACCTGGACGAATGCACCGTTCCCACAACCGATGTCCAGGACCTTGCCCTTGAGTGAGGGACCATAGGCTTTCACCCGATCCCTGGCAACCTCGGTGTCGTGGTTCCAGTCGTGGGTGTAGACCTTGGACTGGTAAACCTCACGATACCAGTTCTCCAACTGATGCCGATCCATGTCCACGAGTTGGGCAAGGACCCCACACCTGGCACACATCATCGTCGGGATCGAGTTCCGTCCCTTGCACGTTGCGAAAGACTCACACCCACAGATGCACTCGGTGATGAGTCTCAGTCCTTCTTTTGGAATTACAGTTTTTGATAAGTTTTCAGGACCCACTCAAGTTCCCTCTCTGGGAAACAGTCCAATGCACTGTCAGGGGTGCAGTTGATGACAACGTGTCCCAATGTTTCGATCCTCTTTGATGCCTTGATCATCTCTGGGAGGAATATGTTGATGTACCGGTGCAAGTTCCGACCCTGACTCGTTGGATGCAGATTGTGATAGTTGTTCCGATCACCGATGGGTTTCATGTCGAATCCCAAGAGGAACACCCTCTTGGCACCCATCAAGACTGCTGCATTCATTGCTGCCAGTCCTGAGTTCCGACCACCCAACTGACGTGGGTCCTCTGACCAGAAGTCACCCGACCTGAATGCCACGTTGATGATCCTGTCCTGTCGATACATGGTCGAGTAAGGACCACGACCGATGATCGTTCCCTTGAACGTTGACAGGACCTCATCTTTCCGATTCTGCCACCACCCGATGTCCACAAAAACCAATGCCTGGGCATCAGGGAACATCTGAAATGCCTCATTGGTGACGATGACACTCCGACCCTCCAGGACAACGGGGTCAAAGTTCCTGAGTGACGGTCCACCACCGATGACAAACACATTCTCCCCGTGGATCAAGTCCTGCGGAACTGAGTCATAAGTGTTCAGCCATTCGGTGACCGTCGTCACAAGATCTCAGATGATAGGTCGTCGGACTGCCGATAGCAAGTTTTGGACGATCAGGGGAATTGCCTGTTCCTCCTCCCCTTGCGCCCGTCCTTTCACATAGGCATAATCACCGATCCTCTCCTCAGTGAGATCGGTGATCGGGTTGGCAAAGAATCCAACTGCCAGTGAGAGGATTGCCTGGATCACATTCCTGGGCATGTCTGTCGTCCCGTCAGAGGTGTTGATCGAGTACCCTGCCAGATAGTCCACCGTGATCTTTGTCGATCTCGGAAACAGGTTCCCATCGTTCCTGAAAATAATCCAGTGACCAACGATCTCCACGATGTCAGGGTCCAGGACATCAGTCCCGACCTTGACCGAGTTCAGTGTGGTGATGGGTCCGTCCTCCACCTCCAGGTTGTTCTTGAACCTGGGCAGTTGGTTGACGACCTTGATCACCGGATGTTGGATCAAAGTGTCGGCACCGATCCATGATGCCACCACTGCCTCGGCAAAACAGAGTGATGCCTTTGCCTGTGCAACCTGGGAATCGTTGTCCAGATCGATCTCGTTCTGTCCGAGTGCTGCCAGGTCCGATGCCCCGGCAAACACAGGATCATTCAGTTTCACCATCTTTTGCCTCGATCAATTTCTTTGCCAGTTCCAGACGGTCCCGGACAGTCTTGGACGGGTTCTTTTTGTCCTTGTATAGGTTCCAGTAATCCTCCGGTGGGATCGTCATTTTCCACTCCAGGACCTCTGGTTCTTTCTTCTCTGCCATTGCCGGTGGGATGCCAACTGCCGGTGCAGTTGTCTGGATGTCATCCCCCTCCATCATGGCAGTCCTGACCTGTTCGATGGACTCACCAACGAGTTCCATTTTCCAGGCATGTCGAACATAGACTTGGAAGGGAATCGAGATCGGATCATCACCGACTCTCATCCTGTGCATCACACCCTTGAGACTGACCGGCACCGACCGACCATTCACAACTTTGCACTGCACGAATCTTGGCATACTCATTCTCACCTCCTGTTCTGAAAGCACACGGGTTGCGTCGATTCCTCACCTCAAACATTGAGGGATGAGTCCGAACCCTCGCAAGGCTATACCTTTGCAGGTAGGGGAGCAAGGGAACGAACCCATCCCACTCGGTGCCGTATGGCTAATTGATGGTGACAGGGACCAGAGTGCCGTTGACCACAGGTTCTCCGGTGGCATACTCGGCATCGGTTCTTGCCGTGAGTGTGTACTCAATCAACCGAGTCCGTGGACGGAACTCAGAATCCACACGGAGGACTCTCTGAATTCCCCAGAACAGGTTGGAGGTCGGTGTCAAGATCAACCGACGGGCAGCACTGGCAATGTGAGTCTCTGGGACCAACGGGATTCCAAAATACCTCAATGCAGGGAACCCCTGGACCAACACCTGATCACCAAGTTGTGTCTCCCTGGCAGACACTTCCTCGGCATACTTCTGAGCGAACGTGACCGCTGCCCAAAAGACATGATCAGTCCGACCGAGAAACTTGGTGGGCATTGCCTGGAGCAATGCTTGCATTGCTGCCGTTCCGGTTGTGACACCGGCAGCAGTGAGATCAACGTCAGTGATGTCTGAGTTCTGAGAGTTCTGCAAAAGGAACAGGTATCCGTTGTTGATCAGGATGAAAGGATCGGAACTCGACTCATCACCGTTCCACACCAGGTCGTTGGAATCGTTGCCGAATGCGGTGGCAATGATTCGGGCAATGTGACCCTCTGCCCCTGCCCTCTCGATGTTGTCCTCCAACAGAGTCATGGTGATGTCCTCACCGAGAATCGTCTCAACGGTGTTGAGTGTTCTCCGTTTGGTGGTCACCGAATCTGCCGGTGTGGGTGCAACACCCTCCGTGGCTTTGCGGATCTTCCGAGTGGACACCCTCAACTCATCGGTGTGTCCCTGTGGTGCATTCATCCGAACGGTCACCACTCTCGACAGTGTTGCCTGTTGCTCAATGACAAAATCGATGAACTGATCTCGAACCTCTGCCGGTAGCGCACCACCGGTGGCAAACAGACCCGTGTCCAATGCCCTTCTCTCGATGTTCTCATCCTCTGTCCCGATCCAGTAGGTTCTGAGATACTTTTTCAGTTCATCCGTCACGTTCAGGAACCGGCCACCCCACTCCATCTCCTTTTTCTCAGGTGCAACAACAATCTGGGTGGTCTGTGCCAGTCGAAGTTTTTCCTCCAACTCCAACTGTTTCGTTTCCTGTTCGGTGATCTTCTCCTCCAAACCCACGACCACGGGATCATCAGGTTTGATCTCACCACTCTTGCCCATCTCGATCAGTTCTTTCTTGATGTCGGACAGGGATTTCTCCCACACTTTGTGCCTCTCGGCTGTCTCGTCATCGAACTGTTTCTTGAGATCGAGGGCAATGGTTTCTTTCATGTTTCCAAGTTCACCAGAAACAGCGTCTCTGACTTCCTGGAGTTCATTTTCGTCCATTGTTTTTCTCCTCATAAGGATTGATGATTTACTGACACACGATCAGGATCTCAGACTGTCAGTCCAGGTCTTGACCGTGTTGGATACGATCCCCTTGACGGACCCGATGTCTGCACCTTTCGGTGGAGGGTCATCAGCAGATCGAAACGGAGGTGGCACACGATTGAACGATCTGATGTGTGCTGCCAAATGGTTGTAGACTTTGCGCCGGTCGGCACCAGGGATGTTGACTCCTCCCCTGGCACCCAACAAGGCACCCATTGCTGCATTGACTCCCCTCAAAACGATGGCACCACCACCGGATCGGTGGTGAGGGAGTTTCATATCTGAAAAACCAAACTCGGTTGTGTTGGATGATGGTGCCCAGGCAAAGTGACCCATGATCCGTCTCCTCTCGTCAGAGGTCAGATCCGTCCATGCCTTGTTCGTGAAATCACTGAGGGTCGGTGCCGACCAACTGGTTGACTCTGCTGCCTTGGCAGTCGAGACGTTGGCAGGGACGATCCCCTTGTCCTCGATGCCCAGGAGTTCATCCACCCGTCGGAGTTCCTTGGGGATTCTGTGGTGCCACTCGTTTTCGACCCAGAACCAGTCACCGTTTTCGTCGGATCTCCTCTGAACATCCAAGTCTGGGATCTCCAGGATCTCATCACCGAGTTCTCGACTCATCGACCGGACGAGTGCCTGTGCCTCTGGGTTGGATGGGACCGGGACCAGGGAGATCTCCAGGAGTTCCACCTTGTCAAAGATCCTGATCTCCTCTTTCTTCACGACCTCTGTCCTGATGTGTTTCATGTCGGGGATGAAAGCAATCGAGACGTTCCCAAGGACACCCTCTCGGACCATCCCCTCGGCCATCACAGCAAACGGATTGACGGTCGAGAACTTGACATCGATGTCGGTTGCCTCTGCCCTCTTATTGCCTCTCATGAATGTGGTCCGTTTCTTGGAAACGACCTTGCCGAGGTTGTTCTTGATCTCCGGTCCACCCCCAAACATTCCCTTGAATGAGTCGTGACCCCAGAGAAAGGCACCACTGAAATCTCGAAAGCTGATCCCCTTCTGGATCACGATTGACTTGTGTCGGTCGATCTTGTCTGTGGATGCCCTGAACCTCAGAACTGAATCGTTCTTTGCTGCCCTGAGAAACCCACCAGTGTCGGATTGCCTGATTACTTCGTCCATGTTTACCTCCTCTGAGTGCGTCCTTGACGGACACACCGTTCACCTCTTTTGACCTGACCAGGGGGACACGACCGTGACCCTCTGCGTCCTCCACTTCCACGGGTTCCACCACCCCGTCGTCCACCTCGTCTGCTGCCCATGCCCCCACCCTGACTCGACAAATGTGATGCCATGATTCATCTCCTCACTTTCTTGAATGCCAGAGTGCATCGACAGTTGACCGTCATCTCTGCCGGTGCGCCTGGGTCGTGTGGTCGGGACATCGAGAACCCATTGACCTCAAAGTTCTGGTCCACCGGTTGGACCTGTCCGTGGGTGTTGCAATGTGCCTCTCGACACTTCCCGTCCCTGATGGTGATCCAGGTCTTGGTGATCTCCTCCTGGGTCCTGGTCCGTGTTTCCTTGGCAGTCTCCAATGCACCGTGATTCAGTGCTGCTGCCATCTCGGTCCTGGCAATCGTTGCTGCCCTGGCACCCTTGATCACGTCGAACTGTTTCCTGATCTGACCGGCGATCACTTCTGGGGACTGCCCTGCCTCGATGCCGAGGGCAATGATCCTCCTGATCTGTGCCTTGGTGGTTGCGTTGATGTTGGCAACCTGGAGACGTGCCTGGGTCCTGGCAAACCTCTCTGCCCTGTCCTTGATCAGATCGAATGGGACTGAAATGTCGATGGCATCTGCAAACAGAAAATGACCCGTCTCGATTCCCAGGATTGCCAGGAGAGTGATCTCTGTGATCCAGTTCTCGTTCTCCCTGTCCACTGCATCATCGATGGCATCCTTGGTGACCGATGGAATCCACTGTCTCGACTTGGATGACCCGACAACACTGTGATCCTCCTCGTCAAACAGATCCTCTGCCGTGAGGAGGTATTTCAGACCGGCACCCTTTTTCCAGTCCACCAGGGTTTGTCCTAACCCTTTCCTCGGACCCAGGAGGGCATCTGCATTGTCCAGGAATGCCCTCACAACGATTTTCTGCTGTGCTGAGAGCAATCCCCTCAACAGGGACAACATTCGTCTCTCAAGACGTTCCTGCTGCCGTAGGAACCGGACCTCTGCCAACTCAAAGGCAGGGTCCTCCATGATGTGTGACCATTTCTCGGTGACCTCGTGATCACCGATCCTCTCAGTCCTCTCGACCAGGTGACCTCTCACCATCGGAGGGAGTGACCGATCCGGTCTTGGTGCTGCCGAAAGTTGACCGGCAGGAATCCGATCCACCGTGGTCGGGATCAGGAACACGTCACCGTCCACCTGTTCATCCTCACCCAACATCTTGAGTCCCTGGTTGATGGTGATCAGACCTGTTTCCACCATCTTGAGGGTCTTGTCCAAGATGAAATCCTTGTCCTCGTCCACCGGTGAATCGAACCGGAATTCCAAGTCCTTGACCTGGGGGATTCGAGGCATCAAGAACATATTGATCCCCCACTGAATCCTCCTCAGTCGGGGTCGGATGACGTTCTTCTGGTAGATCCTCTCGTTGGTGTCGGCATTGGCACGATTGACATCCTCAACGATGCCGATCTTTGATTCCGGGACACCGTATGAACCGAACACCTGTTGTCGGGTCATCTTGTCGATGACCTCCAGTCCGATCTGGGAAAGAGTCAGTCCGAGGACCTGTGCCTTGACACCCTTTCCAATGACTGCCGGTTCACCAGGTCGTTGGAGGTGGCGGTCTTTCCACCTCTCCCCGATCTGGTCTGCATCCTTGGGATCGAGTTTCTGTTCCGTCGTGATCAGGATCGGGGGGATGGCATTGTTCTTGAGGAGTCCTGCCCCGTATCCACGAGACTGGAGATCCAACTCGTGGGACATGGCAAAAGCCTCGACCGGTGATGCACCACACAGAGGTTCCTTGGGGTGTGGATACCGGAAAAAGATCACGTCCTGGGTGGGGAGAACCTGACTCCCTCCCCCCGTTGCCGTGTTGGGGATGTTGATCCTCCACCCTACCAACCGACCATCCTGAACCACCGGTTCCTCGATCCAGTGTGGGTAAATAATCTGGACCCCCAATGCCTCACCCTCACCGACTCCGATCAATGGATTCTCGGCAGTGATGATGTGCCAGAATGCCTCTCCTGCAAGATCGAGATGGAGGGTCGTCAACTCGATCACATCCTGGAACGTCATGAACGAGTTCGGTCGTTTGAATTGCCCAGGAATCTGGTCCACCGAGATTGCCTCGATGTCCTCTGCCCTTTCCCCCCTCCTCCTGATAATCTCCCACGTCTCTTGACCGACATCGGTCATGATGGCATTGGTTGCTGCATACACCCACCCAGAGAATGCCTCAAGTTTCTGTTCCCTGGTCTTGATCGGATGAAGATCAATTTCAGGTTGTGGCAATGCCTGGGAGAACAGACTCGTCGTCTGTTTTCTTGGGATGGGGAGAGGTGCGCCACGGACAATCAGGCTGAGTCGATCCTTTAGTGTCATGTGAAAATCTGGATCGGCATCTTGGAACCCAACTTCCGAAAGGCAAGACCAAGACCCATCACACAATCGTCGTTCATCCCTTGGGGTGCAGTGTATTTGACCCCCGTCCGTGTGTAGGCATATTCCATCGACTCCAGTTCCCCCTGGATGGGGATCTCTTTGGAGTGTTCTGGAAACCCGATCTTTCGTTCCTTTGCGGTCTGTTGAATTCCTACTGCCAACCCCTCCATCAGTTGTTGTTTGGTGCTGCCGGTGAACTTGAATCCCTCGAAATTTTCTCCACCATCCTCTTGGAGACTTTCGAGAATCGGGTCCCCGACTCCGGTTGAATCGACCAAGGCAGGATCACCGTCTGTCTTTTCCTTGATCAACGTGATCTGCTTTTTCCACGGATGCTGCCACCGATGAAACCGGCACACCCGACCATCACTGTCCAGGGCAATTCCGACCGTCCAGTCCACTGACTTGGCAAGATCCCAACCCCAGGCCACGGGTCGTTTTCTGGACAACGGTGTGATGCAGTCCCGGATGTGGTTCAGACCGAACGGGTTCCCCTCGTCGTCCGAGGCAATTCCCATGTAGAGTTCTTCAAAAACCTTCTCTGGGAGATCCCTCTTGGCAAGATCGATCTCCTCCTGTTTAAGGATTCCTGCCTCGACTGCATCATGGGCAGTGATCCGGTTCCAGGACATCCCTGGCTCACCGTTCTCTGCCTTTCTTGCCATCCGGTATGCCCAATTTTTTCGACCCTTGACGTTGCCAATGATCCGAATCTGTCCACGAGTGGCGGTCACGGTCGTCCTGATGGCATGGAATGCCTCCTCCCTCATCCTGGTTGCCTCATCCAGGACCACGGCATAAACGTCCTCACCATAAAGGTTGTCGGGTTTCTCACCGGACTTGAACACGATGTTCACGTCATTGATCAACGTGATGGTGAGATCAGTCTCGTTCTTGTTGAACGGCATCCCACCAACGGTGAGGAAATGTTTCAGTCTCCTGTAGGCAATCTTGGCAACCGGATAGACCGGCGCAACCCACCACACATTCTGTTCTGGTCGGAGGTTGAACGTCTGTTCAGTGATCCACACCAGACACCCTGTCGTCTTTCCACTTTTGGTGGATGCCTCGATGACTGCAATCCTCTCCGGTGAGAAAATCGCATCCAACTGTTTTGGGTAGAGGTAGGGTCTAGTGTACTGAAGGCTGACCTGGGTCCTTGATCTCGTCCTCGCCATCTTGGTCCCCGTTTAGTCGTTCCCCGTTCCCTGCATTGATGGCAATGGTGAACTCGAACGGTTTTCCATCCTTGCCCAGGAGGTCTGTCTTGTCCGACTGTCCGAGATATTGTTTGCCGAGAAAGATCATCATGATGATGTTTCCGGTCATTGCAACGTCCCACTGTTTGTCCCTCAACATCTGTCTCCCACAGTCCCGTCCGATCTCGATTGCCTCAACCAGTTTGGGGTTCTCGGCTTTCCGTCTCTTGAACGTGGAATAGGAGATCCCCAGGTATGCTGCAATCTCCTCATCGGGACACTGTTTGACCGCAATGGCTGACACTGCCCT